ATTACTTAGAAGATTACAATGCAGTATTAAATGGCGCACCAACTACAATTTATAACAGTCCTAACGTTGTAGATCTTGATACTGGTAGTTTTTACAGAGAAGAAAGTGATGAATGAAGAATTAAACAAAGAGATAGCTAAGTATGAGGAGCAGATAGTTTGGCTTAAAGAAATGCTAAAACAAACTGAAGATAACTTATTTTGTGCAAAAGTTACCAATAAACTAAAGGAACTAGAAAATGACGGATAATGTAAACCACCCACCACACTATAAGAAAGGCTCTATCGAATGTATTGATATTATAGAGGCCATGCTTACTCCCGAAGAGTTTAAAGGTTATTGTAAAGGCAACTCAATTAAATATATTTATAGAGAAGATCACAAAGAAGCTAACCTAGAAGATATAGACAAAGCAGTTTGGTATCTAACCAGGCTCCGTAATAAAATGGTGAACCTGTGATGAACAGGTTTTATATTTTAGTAGACAAATTTTTAGAATGGTCGTTTCAAAGAACTGAGAATAAGTTATCAAGGAAAAGCAAAAGATTGCATTAAAAAAGGGGCTTAACGCCCCTTAGTTTTAACACCTTTACTTAAAAAGGTGGCACTGCCTCTCTAGGTGGAGTCATGTCAGCATCAGCTTCTGGCAAATACAATCGGATCTTCGTCTTCTTAGTATTCACAACACCATTATCACCTTGAAACTGATCATCAACTTGTTCAGTCTTTATAATCAATCTCTTACCAACAAAATCACCGTGGTCTTCTGGATACTTTTTAAAGCCAACAGCCTTAGTAAGCCTAGTAAATATCTCAGTACTTATACGCTTGTTGTCTTCATTAGCAGCCCAAAGGTTGTACCACTCTATATGATCACGATACTTACCGCCATCTAATTGATACGTAACCTGCAAAGTCCAGTTACCTGCTTTGGATTTATACTTATCCGTTGCAATAACTTGTGCATTATGTTCTCCATCAGGCGCAAGAGTTGCGGCCGAGGACATTTCCTCTATATTATCAAAAAATTCTACATCATTAAAATCAGACATTTATTTCTCCTTTTTGTCATTGATTAACGTAAACCCTAACTTCTCAATTAGAGCACTTATATTTGGCTTCTCGAAGTTTTCGAGTTTTCCACTACGATCTTTAGCTTGATAGCCTTGACCAAATGTAGTTTGTAGCCACCTAACCTGCACATTCTTACCATCCTCATCTTGATCTTCAATGATTCGTAAAGCAAGAACCTCGTCAAAGAAGTATGTAATTTTAGCTCCTAACTTAGTCCCGACCATTGCTGGTGCATGTCTAAGAACGCCGTCATCATTTACTACATCTTCCTTGCAAAGAAATAACACGTGCATATTTAGATCTCTAAAAGCACGCATTAAATTTGTTACAGATTCCTGGACATTACCATAAGCCATTCGTGGATCTTTGCTACGAGATTTCTCCCATGTCAATAAGATCTCGCTTATTTCAGAAACTGAATCTAAGCACACAGTGTCATATTGTAATTCTCCAGACTTCAAAGCATCATGCAGTTGCATAACTTCAGACGCTTCTTTTACTTCTATAGCTTCCACATTGCTTGCATCTTTAATAGATAACAAACCAGCCTCGGCACTTATTACAAGAACCTTGCCTGGAGCAGTTTTAGCTAAAGTTGTTTTACCCGCTCCAGCCATTCCATACACCAAGATTTTTGCACCTTGGTTCTGAACTAACTTATGCGGAGATACTATTCTATTTGATAATTCCATTCTCAATCTCCTTTTAATTAAAATTAACTTGCATATTATATAACACATAGATACAATATGTAAAATATTATTTTTACAATATGTTGAAAAAAAGGAGAAGTAATGACGAACGTCAACAAAGAAGATCAGACATGGCAAGCCAATTATTATTTTAGGACAAAAACACTAGCAACTAAAAAACTAAAGGAATTTGAAACTATGGGAATAAAACCAAACCACACCGACAGGAAGGTTAAAAAGTATTCGCTAAGAGATTACATAGAATTTTTAGGACAAAAAGAAGCTGCGATAAAGTTTGATTGTTCTGAAGCATCATGTAAGTCCTGGAGATATGGATACAGACAACCTACTATTAATCAAGCAAAACAAATTATACGAGCTACTGACGGCAGATTAGATTATGAATCTATTTACGGATCTGTCTCACAAATTTTAGAAACAGAAGCCTAGAGTGTTTCAGCTGAATGTAACTGAGGACGACACATCCTTAGAGCAAGCACTTGCCTACTATGATGATGGCTATAATGTAGTTCCTTTACAAAGATCTAACAAAAAACCACCTCCGTTCTTGGGTAGCTGGGAACAATATAAAGTTGCTAGACCCTCTAGGAACCTTGTAGAATCGTGGTTTAAGGACAGAGACAACCTACAGGTAGCTTTAATCTGTGGTAAGTTTGTTGTGGTTGATGCAGACTCTCCTGAGGCTATGGGCTGGGTAGAAAAGAATATGCCTGCATGTCCTTTTAAAGTTATTACTGGTAAAGGTATGCATTACTATTATAACAATCCACAGAACTATACTACCTTTGCAACAAGACGAACTACTGAAACTCCAATTGAAAGATTAATAGATATTAGAGGCACGGGTGGTTTGATAATAGCACCTTGGAATAGACATGCTAACGGCCAAGTATATAAACCAGTGACCTTTCCAGATTGGAAAATATTCGATCATAACGATTTACCAGACTTTACAGAAGTTGAGTTTCAGAAAATAACAGGCGTACCAAAAACAGAAACAGGAGTGCAAACAGCTCCATTTTCATTGGAAGGAGTATTGGAAGGATCTAGAAATGATGGGGCTGCTAGAATAGCAGGGTACCTTATATCTAAAACCGTCAACACAGAATTTGTAAAAATCTTTCTACAAAACTGGAACAAAAATAACAATCCACCCTTGCCACAGGACGAAATAGATTGTGTTGTAGAGAGTGTTAAAAACACACATGATAGAAAAAATAAGATAGCACCATTGTTTATACAAGCATCAGCAACTATACAAAAACCAAAAGATTTATTTAATCCACCAGGTTTACTTAAAGACATGTTTAAGTTTTGTGAAGAGATTGCACAGGTACCTCAACCAGAACTTTCGCTTGTTGGAGCACTTGCTCTTACGAGTGTTGTTTGTGGCAGAATTTATAGAACTAATATGAATAACTTTTCTTCTATGTATTTCATGGGTATTGCTAAGTCGGGTCAAGGTAAAGAAAACATTAAGACATTTGTGGAAAGCGTATTGAATGCCTCAGACCATGAAAAGCTTATTGTAGGAGATGGTTATACATCAAGTGGTGCTGTCCATTCTGTATTAAAAATGAGACCTACTCAGATAACTATCATGGATGAATTTGGTAAGAGACTAGAAGCAATTGGTGCCTCTGGTAACACTAACAAAGAAGATGGAATACAGACTCTCATGGAAGCATGGGGTCGGTGTCATGGTACTCTAAGGCCTGACAACTATTCACTCATGAATGTACAAGAAAACTATAAAGAACAGATGATGAACAGAGTGACTCATAAGCCAGCCATAACATTAGTTGGCCTCTCTGTTCCTAAGAATTTTTATAGCGCGTTAAATGGTGGCAGGATTGCAGACGGGTTCCTAAACCGTTTCGTAGTCGTTGAATCTAAAGAGCCTAGGAGAGTAGGACAACTCAAAAGATTTAACACGCCACCTACCTCTATTATTAACTGGGTTAATTACGTTAGAAGACAAAGAGGATCTATGAGTGATCTATCACGTAATAATGCAGAGATGGATCTTGATCAAATTGTTCTTAACTTTGATAAGGAATCAGAAGAGATACTACAAGACTTTGCAAGAGAGATAGTTAAAAGACAGGATATATTAGAAAAAGACAACCTAGAGCCTCTTCTAAGCCGTTCTAAAGAGAAGGCTATGCGTTTATCGTTGTTATGCACTCTTGCAACTAATGCAGACGCTAAGACGATTACAGGGGATGTAACACGTTGGGCTGTAGATTTTATAAGATACTACGATTTATTGTTTATTGAAGCCTGTAGAGACAAGGTGGCGAGTAGTGCAACCGAGTCTAAGATCAAACAAGTATTATCATTTATTAGATCTAGGAATGGAGAAGGTATCTCTAAACGTGAGGTAGACAGACACGAACTATTCCGTAGCATGAAGTCTTATGAAGTGAAAGAGATTATTGAAAGGCTTAAGAATGCAGGTGAGATACAAGAGGTTGAGATCAAAGTGGGCGGTAAGGGAAGACCAGCTAAAAGGTTTGTCGCTGTAGATCCTACTTTCTTTGAGGATAATTAGATTATTGATCTACCAGCAACCTCTTCTGCAAAGTCTAGTCGTTCTTGCGACATAGGATCATCAGGTAAGCCGGTAGACTGAACATCTGGTAACTGCATCTGTGATGTGCTGATAGGTGCGGTTACTTGCTCTCTAAGTTTTTGAAACATGTTAAGACCTTGACCGGCCTGTCCTTGCACATCACTACCTGTAAAACCAGCAGCAGTAGCAGTTTTGCTTACACCTTTATCAATCAAATTAGCAGCTCCTTCAGCAAATGGAACTAACTCACCGTCTACATATCTTAATCCTGCTTGTCTGGCTGCTGTGTTAAATAATCTAATTGCAGTTGCAATAGAACCTTGGTCAGTTTTAGCCATAGCAGCTACAAAGGCCCTATTCGTAAACAAGCCTCTAACTATACCTAAACTGAATAATATAGGTAAAGTTGCCAATGGAGCAAAAACAATACTGGCAGCTATACCAGCAGCAATAAGCCCTCCTGCTCCTCCACTTCTACCAGACTCGCCTTTAGTTAATACGTCAACTTCTCTTTGGAAATTTCTCAAACCTTTAGCAACGTCTCTTCCGAACATGGCTTCAAGAGTTTCATCACCATAACTATCCAATGCTGTTTTTAAATTTTGGTGTTTAAATAAATCAGTAATTTTACCTTTACCATTAAAGTCTATAGATTTAGCTAAAAGCTTTTGCATACTAGCTTGCTGAATACTGTTAAATACCTCAGGCCTATCTTTTAGAGTTTCTTTAAGCAATCTAATATTTTCTGAAGATCCACGTCTAAATATTTTAGTAACTGTTTCTTCTATTCCTGCTTGTGGTAAGTCTGATATGGCCCTATTTGCTTGGAACCTTGCTCTTTTTTCTGAAGTTTTTGCTAATTCCTCTAATCCTTGAATAAAAGCTCTGCCTTGGGCTTCTGCGTTTAAACCTTGCTTAGCATTTTGAACAGTAAAATTATTAACTAAATTTTTAAGATCTTGAGGTTTTAAGTTAGGGCTAATCATATTTAATTGATTAATAGTTTCCCTTACACGTTTACCAGAACCTACTCCAGTAGCTGAATTAGTAAATAATGAATCGAATTTACCAACATTTTCTAAGTCAAACTTTAACATTGATCTTGCAAATTGAGTAAAGTCTATATCTGTTAAACCATCTTTTGTTGCACTTTGAAACGCATCTGCAAAG